GTCAAAGCTGGAAATGTTCCTGATGTTTGCCCATTTACTGTAACAAAAAACAACAAACCACATTTATCGTAAAAATAATTAGCTGTTGATGAAGTATTCAAAGAATACCCCTTTAAAATCATTGATGTTTTATTGTATCCCTCGGTTATCCCTGCATACAACAAAGTATTTCCATTTGCAAGTTCTGATGCGTTTGCTTTTAAAGGAACATAGTCTTGAAGTAGTTCAATTTCATTTATATCAAGTGGTATATAAACACTATCGTTTTTGAACCAAAATGTATAAATTGATTCATCTAAAATACCAAGATTTGCCTTATCAAATAGCTTTATTAATTTCCAATCGGAAGTTATTCCGTTGGTAGTTTGTCTAAACGCAACCTCTATTCCTTTTACGTTTTGCCCTCCGGTACTAAAGTTTATAGATATTCTGCTGTTTTCTTTAACATCATTTGATGTATAATTTATTGAATCTTGCTGCGGTAGTGGAACTATACTCCTTGAACTCCAAACAGATTTGTCTTGCGTGTCATAAACATATCTATAAGAAAACTGAAATAATGAATTACGAAGGTTGTTTTGAGTAGTTGTGCTATCGTATTCATAAACAACTTGTGGCGGCATAACAGGTGGTGCTTTGATAACCAAAATATCCTGCTTTCTCCATACCGAATATACCTGTTTTACATTAATACACTTTGGTTGCGTGTTACTATCGTTAAAAAACAACAAATCTCCTTCCGTATCTCTATAAACTATATTAACAGATAGTATTTTGTAAGATGGGTTAAACTCTAATATATCTACTCCCCCTGTATTCGTAAGGTTTATTAATAAACTTACTATTGAATTATTGTTATTATCATAGTAAAGTATGGTGTGATATTTGTTGCTATTCCATAAAAAGTAATATGCCCTGTTTCTTTTTCTATCTTCTTTAAATCCTATAATTTTATTTATTCCACTTGGTAGGGTATAAGGAATTAAAGTGTTCCCAATTACACCCGACACAACCATATCTTGCCCTTCTCCCGGTGAATCTTTTGTTATGTTCAATGCGTCAACATAATCTCCGTTGCTTATCACACGAAAATCTGCATCGTCAAGGTTCATCCTTCCATTAAACGGGTTTGTTAATATGGGCATTAATTACGCTTTAACAGTTAATCTTTGGGCTTCAAGGTTTGCATCGTATGCTTCTAACAAGTACAATGGTTTAAATCTTGCAAGTGCTGTTCTTCGTTGGTTGTAAAATTCTCTCTTTCTTTCTGCTTTATCTCCTAATGAGCCTTTTCTTGTGTTAGGCATAGAAGCAATATCTCTCCACGATAACCACGCCAACAAAGCTTCTCTAAACACCATAGGAATCATATATTGTTCATCTGGGTTAGGGCTTGAAATGTATTCAATCATTACATAGGGATAAGAGAAACTTTCATTTAGTAAAATTACTCCTGCCGAATCGTCAATATTAAATGAACCTACGTTTGGTGAGCCGCTTGGGAGTCCATAAATATTTTGAAATCCGTACCCATCCCAATAGTTGTAAAACATTGGTGTATTCTGCATATACCAATTTACAAGTGTATTGTCTTGTGTTTTTTCAAGTCTATCTGGAAGTGTATCTGAAAAAAAAGTCATTTTATTATTAAACTTTAATGGAACTATTTCTCCATTTGAATTTAATACTCCTATTTTAGTGTAATTGAGATAATCGGAAGGAAGTTTTACTGTGAAGTTGGTGGTATCAACAGGCAATTTTACTGATTTAATTCTATAAAAAAAATCAATACCTAGTTGCTCCATTCCACGATAGGCAATATTATATAGTTTAGCGTACTTATTTTGGCTTTGTTCACTTTCATCTATGTAGTCGTATATAACTGATTCAAGTGTTATATAATTTCTTGTTTCTTGCCCCATTAGTTAGAGTTTGATAGGTATGCTAATATATCTGATTCACGAATAATAAAGTGCTGCTCTCCATCAATAATTATTTCTTCCCCTACATCTTTGATATGACAGATAGTATCTCCTTGCTTTACTTCTTTGCATTTACTGCCGGATTCTATTACTACTGCCATATTGTTTCTTGTTCTTGCGCTTTCGGGTATATAAAGCCCTCCTTCTGTTTGTTCATCAGGGGCACAAGGTTTTACAAGTATTAAGTTTCTTAGTGTTTTCATTTTTCTTTTGCTTTTATCTTTTTTTCTTGTTGAAGCATTGCTTTTGTTGGTTTTTTTCCGCTACCCCTGTTTTCTCTAATGCTATCCCAAAGTCCATGCCTTGAATAGCTGCCATCTTTTCTTTTCATCATTGCATTTGTTTTTTCCATAGTTTTTAGTTTGGCGTATCCACTCCATCGTTTGCAGTTTGGATTGGTCTTTGTTTATTTGCAATAAGTAATTTCATATATTCAACAATAACAGGTATATAATCATCCGGTACGTTTAATTCAGAAGTTAAGTCGGAAGAAACGCCTCCGCTCACCATTCTTATTTTTGCTTTAAAGTTTGTAATTATTGTTCCTGATTTTATATAAATTGTTTTGCCATCGTACCAAAAAGCAAATTTACCTTGTATTGGTCTTATATTATTTTGATATACTGATTGTGCGGTATTAAGTGGTACTCCTGCTTTTGATTGTTGGTTAGAATAAATCTGCAAAGAAGCTACACCATCCGTTTTTCCTAATGCAAAAGGTATTTGTGGTAGTGTTATTGTGTACAAATCGGTATCAGCTTGCGTTATAGTCAAATTAGAAAAGGTAGTAAAGAAAGAACTATTTACAAAGGCTACACCCTCTAATTGTAGGTTATCGGTATAGTTTTTTTTCGCAGCAACACCAATGCCATCGTTTAACCACTCATTTACAAGATTAAATGTAATAGTTGAATCATCGCTTGGCTGCTCGTTGTATATCAGCCTTAATATTCTTTCTATGAAAACCTGTCTTGTCATTGTCCCTGTGTAATTATAGAGTTAGCGTAATTGAGTACATCTCCATCTTTCAAGTTTATTCCTGCAAGTTTTAGTATTCTTGCTATGATTTCAAGTTGGTCTAGGTTGCTCCATTTTGGTTGTTCCGATAATGCAGGGGAGTAAATTGGTCTACCATTCCCATCAGTAGTATATGCCCAATATATTCTTGTTGGTTTTTTGATATAGGATAGCCTTGCTGCGGTTATATTGGCAGGATAGAACCTAAACCCTACATCTTCAATAAGGTAGGCAGGATTGGTTGCTATTGGGTCTATTTTTGAATTGTAGATAGAATACAACCTATCTTGGCTTGTCCACGTTACTCTTTGATTGCCATAGATAGTCCACATGGCATCTGCTTGTAAATAATCTCCGGGATAAAAACAAAATCCATTTAAGTCAACAGATAAGTTTGTGCTGTATATAAATGGTTGTAGTCTTTGTCTTACGTTGCTGTTTTGTCCGTACCCTATTCTTGATTGAGCCCTTCCGTATTGATACTGCTGAAACTCACCAATGAGATAATCAGCCCAAGAATTTTGTGCTTGTTCTACAAGTAGGTTGAACTCGGATGGTGTTAGGTTGCCATTTTGTGCCTTGTTAATTGCGTATTGGCAAATCCTGTACATTTCATCAACATTCATACGAATATATTATACACAAATATACTTATTCCAAAAATTAAAAAAGCCTACAATTTTTAGTTTGTAGGCTTTTCTGCTTATTGAAGTTTTTTTAGCTGTTCAAGGAACTGCTTGCTATCATCTTGGGGATATAGTGCAAAGTCCACCAAGTATTCGTGTGCTTTTTGGTCTGGCGGTATTTTACAAATAAAACCTCCATCAGAAGCCCAATAAGCTGAACCCGGTCTGCTTGTCAAGTCAATTTTACTATCTGTGATAGCTTTTTTAACAACGAAAGCAACTTCTACTTCTTTACTTCCTACTGATTGCATAAACTTATTTGGCTGCGATTCTGCGTACAATTCGTAATCATTACGCAAACCTTCTGCTGATTTAGGAAAGCCCATTTCATCAATAAAGCTGATACCTAAATAGTTAGCGTGCCTACGCATATCTTCTTCGGTAGCGTTTGTTGCGATTTTGATTGCTTCAATACGATTCAGCCTTTTCTTTCTATCAATTTCTGCTTGACGAAGTGGATTCCATTCAAAGAATGTGTTTCTCTTGTACCCTTTTCGGTGTGGGTTGTCAAGGTTTGCGTTTGATTTGTTTAAAAAGTCAATCGCTGTTTGGTCGTAATCTGGTAGCCTTAAAACCCTACGCTGGAAAACAAGCGTTCTCCGGTTGGCTTTAATAAAATCTTCCGTAAGTGCCTTTTGGTCTTCCAAATAAATACTTGGAAATCCTCGTAAAAGCCTAATACGTTCCATTCTTTGCTTTGATTCATTCCAAACATCATCAATACCTTCCATGTGGAAGTCTCCATTTTTGTTTACATCTGATAGCTTGTAAACTTTAAAGGTACTTGTTTGGATTGTTGAAGATTGTGTCGCTGACTGCGATTCTTCGTGTTGGTGTGATAAATCCGATTCATCTTGAAATACAAGAGATTGGTCGGAAAGTGTTGAACTTTTTTTAGTCGCCATAAATGGTGATTTTATGAATAAGCAGAATCAATAGTAGTTCCGCTTATTCGGTTATTAATAAACAAATATACATAAAAAACCCCCAATATTATTGAGGGTTTTTTATTGATTTACTGCAAAAACATTAATCTTGAACTACAACGAATTGGTTCGCAGCGCATACTCGGCTCGAACGATAGGTCAACATCGCAATTTGATTAGTCATTGTTCCGTCCGTAGGATTTGGAGAACCACCACCATACTGCCATACACGAATACCATTACCTATTGTTCCTCCTTTTGGAGGTTCTTGGTACATGATAGTTATGTTTTTGTAGGTGTTACCGGAACGGCTATCTTTAGTTTCTCCCATTGGATAGATAAGTCCGAAGTTACGGAAGAAATCGGTTGAAGGAGTGTATCCTGTCATTACTTCGGAGTTAAACTGCGGATACTTCTTGATTTGAAGTAAATATCCATCAATGTAGATTTCTTGGAAACCATAAGATACGGCTGCTTCTTTTGATTTTTCACCATTACCCCAAACGAATGAACCGCCGGGATAAGCGGAGAAGATACCATCAGAGAAGTCTTGACGCTGGAAAATATCAGACAACCAAGCACACTGCTTTGCTGCTCCGTTTACGTCCATTACACGAGTAATTTCATGGAGTTTGGTAATATCCAAGTTGCCGGGAGTGTATCCTACGTTTACACCATCTGCGATTGCTTTAGGGATAATTCCTTGTGCGCCAACAGAAGTGGTAGAAAGTCCGGTATTTGTTAATGTATCACCTCTCATTAATTTGTTCTCGATGTTGTTTTTGTAGCGTACAAGTGTTTTATACATTCCTTTGTAGGTAAATGCGGTTACACCATTTGCAGCCATGTCAGCAGAAACAGGATATTCATAGTAAGTGTCTGCCATTTGAGCCAAGTCGGTATTACTCCAACCATCACGAATTTCTGTGATGTTGTTTTCGTAACGCTGGTCTAAATAAATCAATGGGTCAACTTGCGTGGATGCTTCACCAACTTCTGATACACCACCAAACAACAATACCTCACCTGATAAAAGTGAAGGAGAACCTGCTGATGCAAAAGCAACAGTTGATTTAAGCGGTCTTACTGTGAAGGTAAATGCACCTGCGGAAGCGGTGTTAATGGAAAGGATTTTACCCTCTACGTTAGAAGATGCTACACGAAGAATTTCACCTACACGAAGTGGAGATTGTGTTCCTGCGTTGTAGTGGTCGCCTGATGCAAGTGTTAAGGTTACTGTTGCACCAGCAGCACCTGTTACAGTGCCTGTGGTAGTAACTGCGGGCATCAATTTACCACGATTTTCAAACCAAAAGAAGTTTCTGTTTTTTACTTCTTCCATTCCGGCTTGGGCGGCTAACCACCATGTAAAGTCCTCATTACCATACTTTTCAGTATATTTTTTGTAATATTGAGGGGTAAGTAATTGAAGGTCAACCATAAGCTGCCTGTTCTGCGAAGTAAGGCTAATGCTTCCGGGCTTCAATATATTTGAAGTAGGGATACTCATTTTTATAAGTATTAATTGTTATGCTTTTCCGCAAAAGCAATATTAAGAACCGAAAGCCCAATCTGCTAGGCTATCCATCATAGAAGCATCGCTTTGGTTTATCGGTCTTTGCGGAGTTGTGCCTACGGATATTTGTCCAGATTGCTTTAATTGGTGAAGCATCCTTTGGCTTGCTGCTTCGTTACCAACCTTTTGAAGAATTTTGCTTTGATTTTCTAACAAGTAGATGTCGGACATAATTTGTTTTACTTGTGGCTTTCCATCCTCGGCAAACCATCTTTTAGACAAATAATCATCCGGGTTAAAATCAGAAAGCAATTCCTTTAACGAATTTTTTTCTTCATCCGTAATTGAAAAGGTGATAGGCATTTCTACTTCACCATCTTTTACCGATAATTTAAAACCATCAAATTGTTGGTATTCGTTATTCAAAGTTTGCTCATAGACTTCTCTTGCTTTTCTAAGATTTTCGGAATCCTTCTCAAAATCTATTCTAGCTTGTTGGTCTATGTCCGGTAATTTAATTTCTTGTTGCAATTTTTGCAATTCGGGTCTTGCTATTTTGGCATCAATAACAATCTTTTTGTTTATCTTATCCATTGCAATATCGTAACCCTTTTGCCTTGCATTAAAATCATCATCATCTTCAAACTCTCCTTTCTCCGGCTTGTCCGGGAACTTGTAGTTGTCAGATATGAGCAAATCTATTTCCTCTTTCGTTAAATCCGAATATTTTTTTTCGTAGTTTAATTTAACAATATCTAATGCGTTTTGGGTTATATCTCCATCAAGCAAAGATTTTATCTTTTTGTTCTCTTGAATTACCGAAAACGCTTCATCTTCTTTTCCTTCTTTAATAAGGTTAAACAGCCTTTCAGAAACTTCATTTTCAAATGATATTTCGGGCTTTGATTTTAACTTTTCAATTTCTTCTTTTGCTGAATCTACTGAATCGTACCCAAAGGTTTCTTTGATAAATGAATTGTAGTCAACTTGTGGTGTTTCTGTTTGCGGTGCAGGGGATGTTTCTTGTGGTGTTTCTATTGGCTCTGTTGGTTCGGTTGTGTCAACAGGTGGTGTAGAAACGATTGTATCATCAAATGGGTTAAAATCGTCTGCTAGTGTAATTGTTTCTGACATATATTTGTTTTGTTTTGATTAAACTAATTGTAAAAATCTACCTAAATTAACAAATTTTACAACGGCACTTGCGGCAACAGAAGTTACTGATGTACCTGTTGAAACATTTATTCCTTGTACTGCAATCCAATTTGCAGGAACTTGTGGAACAGGGAGTATTGTTGCAGAACCTTGTACATAGCCATTGTCATTTGTGGTGTTAAAGTTTATAGCTGCGGATGGCGACATTATTTGAACTGTTGCCGAATCCCATCCCGAAACATCTTCATAATATGTTTGTGCAGCCCCTGTTTGAAACACAGGTGTTACATCTACATATCTACTAACTTGTCCATTATTTCTTGAAAGTTCTATAATTACTTTTGTTGCCGTTGCCATATTTTTTGTTTTTTGTGGGTTATTATTGAGCCATTTATTGAGCCATTTCTTCTTGTGGCTGTTGTTGTTCTTGACCTTGTTCTTGTGGTTGTCCTTGTCCTTCTTGTTCCATTTGTTGTTGTTGTTGTTGTTCCATAATTGCTTGTTGCATTTGCTGGTTTTCCATTTCAACAGGCACTTGGAAGTTTTGCAAAACGCTTGAAACAACAGGCTTTAATTCTTCGGGTATAGGCATTTGAATTTTTGCTAACTCAAATAGCCCTTGAATTACCATTTCCTTTTGCTTTGATTCTGATTTTTTCTTTTCAATGGCTTCGTCTGCTTGTGCTTTTGCCATTATACTTTGCTGATTGGCTTCGTTGTTCATTTGAGCATTTTGTTGTGCTTTTTGCTGCTCGGTTTTTATGTATCTTTTTTGCCCTTGTCTAAAATACATTTCTGCAAGTTCTACACTTTCTTTTGCTATACGCATTATTTTGAAAGGGTCTAAATATACGGTAAGCAAAGGTGTAGCGGCTATGGCATTGTTCATCATAGCTTCTAATTTCTGCATTTCGTATTCGGTAGGCAGCATATCTACTCTTGCCAAAAAGTTTCTTTGTCTTACATCTTGCTCGGAGAACATATCTCTATACGCTTTTCCGCTATGAAGTACGGAAGCATTTAATAAGCAAGCTACCTTTCTTGCGGTGTCCTCCATTACATACAAATAGCTATCATAAACATAGTCGGTAGCGTTATTGGCTAACTGCATAGATGATTCTATGTTTTGTACTGCTACTCTTGGTCTAGACGCTTGTTGTAATAGATTAGGGTCGTCTCCCAATTCATCTTTTAATACTTGGTAGTGGAATTGGTAAAGCGAAATAAGTGCTTGTAATTGTGGTGCAAATCCATTGTTTGCAAGTTCTTTAATTGGAATAGGTATAGCTTGCCCTTCTGCATCTCTACCACGATAGTAAAGTTTACCTGTTTGTTCCCAAATCTTTTGTATATCTAATGGTTTGGAAAAATCTCCCAATCCTAAATCAAGTTCTTGCAAGGCATCAACATCAATAGCTGCACCGGATGGAACCATCTTTGCTACAAGCTGCTGAATTTTTAGCCTTGCTAAAATCATTTGCTCAATAGGTTCTTCAATCTTTTCAGCAATAGCCACGTTACGCATATCTTGCTGCTGATACATATAAAAAGAATATGAAAATTCTGCATCCCCTAATTCCTTTGGGTCTTGGGGGCGAATCATATTCTTTTTAATGTTCCATTTGATTATTTTCTTTATTGCCGGGCAATAAACTCCTTCATATATATTCCACTTTCCTTCGCTTACAAATTCTTGGTTTTCATCAATCTTTTGTGGTCTTTCAGATTTTCTTATGATTGTAGCGTTGTTCTTCTTTGTCTTTGTAACTAAATATCCTTGCGAATCGTAGGACTTTAATTCAAAGCACATTAAATCAATGTTGAACTCGTCATAGGGTCGTAGATAGGATACATTCCAATCCTGCATCCACTTTATCTTATCGGTAAGCTGATAGTCTTTTGAAAATTGGGCTATTTCAAAAATTTCTTCTTCGGTAAGTGTACTTCCGTTTTCCTTTCCGTACTTTGCCCTTAATTCGCTTATTTTAATAGAACGAATATGCCCTCTGTATGATGTATCTCTAAAATCGGGGTAGTCTGAATATGAATAAAAGCAGTTTTCGGGTCTTAACCACTCTACAAGTATTTCCCCTTTATCATTCATCCATGTATAAGTTCCTACAAGTCCTACGGAAGCTGCGTCGTGTAGCATCTTTTCTTTTAACACTCCATACCATCCGTTAGCATTAAATATGTTGTTACAACCTAAACTGAATTTTATTTCCTCTGGAAGATTATTGAACTCCATTGTCCATCTATCCAATTCATCTTTATCTTCTGCCACAAATTGTCCTTGTGGAATCATTGGTACACCCGATTCTTGTGATATTTGAGTAAGTACCTCTTTATTTTGGTAGTAATACTCCGCTTCTGCTGCTTTGTCTTTCTTTTCTTGTAAACTTGTTGGGTCAACTGCGGTAACCTTTACTTTCTCTTTTCTTGCCATCCAACCGCCTACAAGCCTTGATATTATTGTGTTTCCAATAATAATAGGCTTCCAATTAATGTTTACATAATTGTTTTTGCCATTCATTTCCAATCTATCTAAATAGACTGACATATCTATCTTTCCGGTGGCTATTTGTCTATTCTTTCTAAAACGATTATTGCGTATCCAAAAGTATGTTTGGTTTCCGTATATTGTAGAATATATTGATTCAGCAACCTTTTTCCCAAAATCCAAATCTGACTTCAATGCTACATTGGTTGTAGTTTGAAAATCTTTTAGTGGTTGACCTGATGATATTTCGTTGTTGTTTAACAATTTATGTTAAATTTTATTTCCAAATATAGTACAAAAAATAAAAAAATAATTTAATTAACCAAATTCGGCAAATAGCTTTTAACCATAGGTTCTTTTTTTGGCTTATCAACCACAGTTTCAAGCAGTAAAACAAGCATCATTAAAAAAGAAACAGTAGTATCAAATTTGTTCCGGTCATTAGGGTCGTACTTCTTTGCATCTACAAGCAAGTTTTCAAAGTCTATTTTGTCAATGTGGTTTTCAAAATACATTATGCCTACATCGTTTTGCTTTGTTAAACTAAATGGTGTAGTTGGGAATCCCCTATATCTTTCTGAATCTTTTTTGGTTGGGTCTATTACTGAATTAGGATATAACCCCAAATATAGTATTCTACCTCTATCCCTAAAATAACTTAGGTAGTCGTCAGAATTATGCTCGTACCACACCTTGTAGCCATAATATTCACTTGCAAGTAGAACTTGTTCGTGTAGCGTTTCTTTTATAGATGGTCTGCCAATTAAATGCCCTATTGCTTTCCCTGTTTGAGATGGATTTAACATATCCCATCTCCTTCCTATCCACGCACTTGCCCTTGAACCATATTTACCTCCTTGACTATTACTATATCCATCAATAGCAATTACCCCATCGCTTATTCTTCCGGGCTTCTTTTGTTTTTGCTCGTATGTATATTTGTTGTCTTGTCCTTGTGGTGGAAATTGGGTTATTTTCCAATGGAAATCTTCATCTTTAGATTCTCTCCATTTTACTTTTTGGTCTATATCTCGGTAAAATAAAACCTTTCTTTTTAATATAGGATTTTCGTTTAGTTCTTGTTCCCTTTTAGCTATGTTCAATACGTTAAATATGCAATCATCTGCATCCGTACTAAAGGCTTCCTCTATTGTTAGTGGTTCTTTTCTTATCCTTGCTGATAATGCTCTAGGGTTGTTTTTTGCTGCATCCCTTTCAGCCATTATAGCCTTTAGTGTTTTTTCTTCATCTGGGTATCCGTATAAATCAAAGTTTCTTGTCTTTTTTGCAGACATAAAGAAACGATACAAACCACTGCTTGTTTCTCCGTTTTCTTGTTTATTGTTTTGGTCGGATTCATCCCACAATAATTTAAAGGCATCTTGTATTCCGTTTTTATCGGTATCAAGTTTTTCTACTGTGGTTGTGTATAATGCCTTGCCAATAATTCTACCTTCATCATCTTTTAAACAGTATCGTACTACTTCGTGTCTGTCATATACATTTGCTTCAACTGTTTTTCCGCACTCGTCGCCAACGTATCTGTGTATCTTTTGTCCGTCGTAAGCTGTTTCATCGGCACTTTGCCAATCTATCGCACTACCCAATTCGTCTTTATCTACTGAATCTTCTGATTTTTTTCCTCTTACGTTTGTCTTTTGGAAACGCATTTCCGTTCTTGGATTAACTCCTAAAGACATATCGTATTCGGGTCGGAAAAATCTTGGCAATCTTCTAAATGGATTGACAATAGTCTTAGAAAAGAATTTCTTTGCATCTGAACCTGTCTTTGATTGTATGCCACCAAAAGTCATTTTGGTTCGTGTGATATAGTCAATAAGAAATATACCTGCAAAGAAAGACTTACCAAATCTTCGTTTAGTTACCTCAACCATTCCCATACTGATAGGGTCTTGTATGCAGTATTCTAAAAAGTAAGATTTTTCTAAATCTGGAATCCTAAATTTAGGGCTTCCAATATCTATGTTCCACCATTGAAGATAAAGATAATGTAGTCCGGTTATGTAGGTAGGCTTACCATTGTTCATAAACCAAAATCCATTTAATCTTCTATCCCATTCTTGTTTCTTAAATTCTTCAAGTTTTTCGTTGTAGAAATCGAGTTGGTCGTCTTTCCTTTTCTTTTCGTAGTTATCCCACTCCTTCATTACTTCATCATACCATATAGGGGGTTTTATTCTTTCCCAATATTGATGCTTAGGGTTATCTGACCTTTGATATATTCCCCTCCATTGTAGGGTGTTTGTAAAGGCATTAAAAACGTATCCCGGTTCGGGTATATTACATATTAACCCTTGTATATTAACCGATGTTCCGTTTTCGTATGGCTTAAACATATTTTATCTTTTTTGTCCTGCTAAATCCCCAACGGAATTGGCAACCGATTCGGCTGTAATTGGAATCCGTTCTTCAACCTTTTTTTGTACTTCTTTAGTATCTCCTTCCACTTCTTTTTGAGAAAACCCTTTTAGTATTTGTATGCTTTCTGATATTGTTTTTGCATCTGTCCAAACGCTTTTTATTCTTTCAAATGTTTTGTCTTTACTATCATTTATGTCTATTTCAGTTAGCTTGTGTTTGTTTAGTAAGTCTGCCATTTCATTTGCTTTTCTTTGCAAAGAATTGTATAGTTTTCCTACTCCATCTGATTCGTATGAAATTAACTTATCTGATAGGTATTTGTTTTCTTTCTTTAAAGAGTTTATTTGCTCTTTTAGTTCGTCAATTTCTTTTTTAGTTTCCATATTCATAGATTATTTTAGCTTCAGTTGGCGAAAGTCCTATTAATACCTGAAATTTGTTTACCTTGTTTGTTAAATCGTGGTCTATTGCTACCATTTCATCCCTTTCACCCGAACTTCTAACTCTGATTATTCTTTTTTCTTTTCCATCTTGGTCTTGAAATATCACCTCATAATCAGAAGATTTCAATACTGCCATTACGTTTCCAGAATATTCTCCATCCGTAATATACAACTTGTTTTTTATTAGGGTAGGTTGTATTCCTTGAATAGCCCCCTTGTATGGTTCAAATAATCTCAATGCAGTAGAAAAGTGCGGAAATGGTTTCCATTTATCTTCAAAGTACAAATAACATTCATCAATAGGTACTGAATAAGTTCCGCAAAGTGGTTTGTTCCTTACGCTAAACACCTTGTTTGTATCGTGGATAGTGTTATGGTGCATTATTACAGGTGTTCCCGGCTTTAATCCCATACCATCTACTAATACTCCGTTTACAGGGTTAGTGTACCTTCCGTTGAAGTTATCGTACCCTCTTTCAAGTCTTATTTTTGTTCCATCTTGAAAGGTGTGTGAGTTTTTGCTTTCCAAATCTACTTCTATAATAATTTTGTCTTTTGGTGCTATTAGTTTCATATTTTATTATTTATCTATGGCAAAATGCTCCGCAGCTTGTTTCTTTTTTTAGTAGTTTGTACATTTATTTTATATCCTCAAATGGTAAAGTTTGATGCTTTTGCTCATTCATTACTTGTCGTAAAGATTTTCCATTACCCATTATTGAATAAAAACACCTCCCGAAAATGATATAAACTTTTTCACTTTAATTATTTAATACTTTATCTACATAATATTCAACTGCTTGTTGATGGTAAAAGTCGTATGCGTTTTCTCCGGTAGGTATTACATTAGGTATAACAGGAGATAGTTCAAGTATTCTTGGTATTTTTAATCCTTCCGCAAGTTGATAACAAAATGACTGATTACCTAAAAAACCTTTTGCCGTAGCAAAAAGTGCAGCAAGTTCCCTAAAATTGTTTATTTCTATATGGTCTATCTCTAATCCCCATTGTTTACAAAAAAAATCTTTTTCCTCTTTTAAACCTACAAAAACAACTTTATCTTGATACCTTTTTAGAAAATTGTAGTCAATTATTGTGTTTCTGTATCTGAATGTAAAGTTAATTATTAGTTTATCGCTAAATTCAAATAGTGCAAGATAATGGGGTAGTTCTTCTTTTTTTATCCAACTTTCAGACAAATCACAACTCATTTGAGGATAAACATAAAATATCCACCTGTTTATTAAACCTAATGGCTGATTCGTAAACACCTGCATCCGTACTTTGTCTAAATCAATATCGTATTCTTGTCCGGTGTATATTTCAAACTTTTCAATATAATCTTGGCTTTCCAATAGTGGTTTTAGCATATTTAACATATACTCATTCATCATTACTTCATCCCCTATTTCATTTTTAAATGGATGAATAGCCCCCTCATATCCTATCCCTGCTACATCTAATCTTTGGTATATTATAGCCCTTTTATTTTTGTCCTCACATAGCTTTTTAATACCCGGTAACATAGATATTAAATCTCCTGCCGGAGAAGAAGTTTTGAATTTAATCATAATAGTTCTTTATTTGGTAGCCAATCATTTTTAACAATTAAAACAAATCAACAATGGCAAACATGCACTTTTTAGCTTCCATTTATGGAAAAGGTACGGCAAGTAACGCATCGGCTCGTGCGTTATTTTCTGCCCAAAACATTCCTGCTACGCAGGGGATTACAATGAGTTTCCCCTCTACCGGAACTGTTTTTTATCCAATCCCTGTGGGTAGCACCCCAACAAACGTATTTAATGGTGTAACTACCATTACTTGCATTGAGGTTCTTCCGCAAGGACTGAATCAGCCATCAACAAAGTATTATACTGACGCAACAGTAAGTACTCTTGATACTGCTGCTAAGTAATTTTTAGCCGAAGTTTAAAAGCCCCCACTTGTTGGGGGTTTTTTATTCCTAAAATATTGTATGATACCATTTTCCTTTTCCGCAATTTTTGCAAGCATCGCCTGTTAAACTTAAAGGTTCATAACCAATGCATGGTCTTGTGCCTGTTGTTACACCTGTCTTTATTTCATAAGAAGGCGGCTTCCCTGTTAACTCACTAATTATACGATGCCCATTACAAGTAGGACATGTATTGACACCACGTAAAGTTCCGGGAGAATTTATACCTTTGCCATCACATACAGGACATTTTTGCCACATATTTTTTAATTTAAAAGTTTATGGTCTTTCCTTAACCCATTCTTCCATAAATTTAGGATGGGTTACTGAAATTGGTTTCAAGTCTTTTTCTGGGTCAAACCACAAATCGGGATTAAACACATCACACTCGTCTAGTTTTTTATCGTAATCAATCATCCCAAATACTCCCTGCTGCATATTAATAATCTTAGATTTCATTACTTCTTTTTTCCTTACAAATCCATAATGTACTATTACTATGTTTTCGTTTAGTTCGGGTTGTGCATTGGTTGTGGTCATTAGGCTTTCTGCATCATCATAGGCACGATAATTAGCCTTTGCTAATCTTAATACTATGTTGCTGCAAGGAAGTCTTTCCTGCTGCACATTCAGTTCGTGGTTGGGTGTTTTCCATAAGTTTACCCTTCTTACTAGGCAACTATCTTTACCAGATTCTACAAACTTTCTTATTTCTGCATAGCTATCTTCGTGAACAACTTCATCTGCTTGTACCGATAAAACGTATGAAAATCCTAATCGGTCTGCGTGTTGAATGGCTATGTTTGTGATGTAGGAAAGGCGGTGCTTGTCGGCGTAAAAGTTCCAATCGGTTTCGTCTAGATTGATTACTATAAGCGGTGTTCCGTTGTGCTTTGTAGCCATTAATCTTTCTAGGGTATCATCTTCGCTTTCTACATAAGCAACTATTACAACATCACAAACAGCCAATAAAGACTTGATTGATTCCTCAAAACAATAATCGTATTTTGCTGCATTTTTTAGTATTGATATTCCTGCTAGTTTCATTTTTTCGCTTTTTTCTTTTTTTCACTTTTCTTCAACAAGGCTACATAAAAACCATTCCACCAACTATCATTATCGTGACTGCCTTTTGAAGCCATATACTGCTCAAACAAAATCATATACCCGGCATCTTCAATACCTTTTCTTGTTCCTTGCTGAACTTCATCCCAATCAAAATCATCGCAAAGAAAAATAAATTCATCTGCAAGATTATCTTTAAAATAAGTTAGTGCTTTTCTTTGATACTTTTCGGAGTGGTCGCCATCGTAAAGGTAAATATCAATTCCCTTTGGCAGTAAATTTAAATCTACTTGAAAAGAATCGCTAACAATAAGAGTAAAGTTTGATTCCGGTGATTTTAGCTTGTTAGCCCAATAGATAAATTGTGGTTGTGCTTTGTCGTTTTCGTTTTCCTTATCTGATTCAAAAGAATCAACTGCAACAATCTCTTTAAGGTTTGAATTATTTGATACGGAAGCTGTAAATGTTCCTCCCTTGTGAACACCAACTTCTAAATATTGTGTTCCTAATTTTCCAATGCTATTCAACATATGCCTAATCCTTAAACTTGTCAAAGCAGGAACATCGTATTGTTCGTTTGGCAAATCCGATTTTAATCGGTCTGCGTTTTCAATCGCTAATTTTAGTGCTGTAATTTTATCCATTTTTATAGTGTTGTGTTTTTAGCTATTGCTATATTTGTTATTAAATGCGTTACTTGCAATTCGGGTCTTAGATTAAGAGCCTTTTGTACATCGCTAAAAAGTGGATTCCAATCATCAAATATAAAGTTTGGTATTTTTAATTTAAGCCCCAAATCAATATCGTTTAATATGTAATCTAAGTCATGGCATCCATCAATAAATATTGTATCAAATGAAACTCCTTCAAGTATTGGGAAAACCCTTTTACTGTCAAAGTGGTGAAAATCAAACTTGTTAGGATATGATTTTTTAAGAAAATTAGCGGATGATAATGTTTCCCTTTTGTCGCTAATATCAACTGCTGCAATGTATTCAAGTTCTTTTGCTATGTTTAACCATAAAGCAGAACTATAACCCAAATTAAATCCAATTTCAAGTATTCGCTTTGGTTTAACTATGCTTACTACTTCTCTTAACCATTTTACAGAATGTACGCCTAAACTATAAGGGATGGGTACATTATCTTCATCAATACCAATACCATTGAAACCCTCTTGGGTACTTAACCCTTTTACCGTATCCCCAAAAAACCGATGTTCTTCTGCTGTATAATTATACATTTCATCGGTATCCCAATCTTCAATAGTTCTTACAAATTCTTTGGGTATCATTTAATCGTTTTTAATGCCAAATTTACTTAAAATAATTTCCGCATCCAAATAATATGCTCCAAATCTCGAACAAGGGGGATTTTCTTTATCAACATAACATTCCATACCCTCACAACCTATTGTTTCGTGCCAGCAATGCGGCTTATCGCATATTTTTGTTTGGGTTGGTCTGTCATAAAACCAATTTAACCATATTATTTTGCTCATATTGGGGTGAATCAGCCTTAAATCTACACTTCCCGAAAATATAACTGATGGGATACCAAATGCTTGTGCAATATGTGATATACCCGAATCTATGCCTATAAAAAGGTCTGCTCCTGATACAACACTCATTAAAAACGGAAGTGTTTTTGTTTGTATAAAATCTGCACCCTCTATTTTCTTACCGTTTATACCCACTTGAAGTACGGCATATCCCATCAATCTAAATTGAGTTGCTATTCCATCAAAAGAAAAATAGTTTATGTTGCGATAGGGTTGTGCTCTTGTGTCGTTATGTATAATAACGTACTTTTTAAATATTTTATGCTCTTTTGTATCATACTGAAAGTAAAGGTTAGGCTTCTTTATTACCCCATCTTTTACTCCTGCAAATTCGTAGTATGTTTTTAGGTGAAGTTCTTTTGGTTTGGATTCATAGGACATATCCAAATTATAATATTCATGCGTTATTCTATTGGCATCAAAGTTTTCGTAAAATTCAATAGGGTATTTGTGTTGCAGAAATAGGTGATAAAATTCGGGTGTAGTTTTTAGCACTACTCTGTATCCTTTATTGTAAAAGTGTTCAAGTACAGGCTCAACTCCAATAACATCACCCATAGCACCCATCCTTTGTATTACTACTGTTGGTTGATATGGTTTATGATGGTATCCATGAAAGCCAAATGTTTTTCTTCTTGGTTCTTGCACTTCAAATGAAAACCTTTCTGCAATATAATCAGCAGCCCAAACAAGTCCATATTTTTGTTCAAGGTATCTGCGATAAATTCTACAAATTGAAACATCTTCGGGTGTTAATACTGAAATTGTTTCGTCTATGCCTATTGCATCAAGCAGTTTTTTTGACCGCCACGAAAAACCTCCGTTTCCATTATTTAATTGGTCTTTTTCAAGCCACAATGCACCGCAGTAATCGTATAGGTACAAATCTTTTGGAAACAAATCTCCATTTAGCACATATCCATCGTGTTGAATAACCAATACAAAATCGGTGTTTATGTACTTGTATAGCTGCTTAATCATAAATCGGCTATAATCATCTACCGAATTTATGTTATCTACTTTTATTGTTGTTACCCCCTCTAATTCAATATAAGCATTTGTAAAAAATAAACATTCATCCGGTTCAACCTCCATCAATGTTTTTCTTAAAGCTATTACTGATTCGCCCACGTTGTAAGTATCAACGCATACTATTGTTACATTATCTAGTTTTTTCATATTCTTTAAAGTTTATTCCAACACCTAATGAAAATTTGTTTGCGTTATCAAAAGAAAAAAGTAGTTGTATTTTTTTTATGTTGTAAGCAATATTTAGTCCATACAAAAGATAAGTTCCACCATCCCAAACTACATACCACTTTTCTTCGTTTGTTTCTCCGTTATAAAAAATCTTTTTTGCTGCCGCACCTCCTTTTACTGAAATAACAAAATGATTTAGCAATCTTCCATAAGTAGCATAGATTGTGCCATTGTAGTTATAAACAATTTCTTTTGCAAGGGCTGGATTATAAAAACCTGTATAATCTTTTCCTACTGCCCCTTTGTTGAAAAAGGTTGTAATGCCAATTCCATACACACCGGAGTTTCTTTTTTTAGTAAACTGAACACCAAAAGACTTTCCGTAATAAACAGAAGCGGTGTATTGTGAATAGCAGGAAGAAGATATAAACAAAAAAAAACAAAGGCTATATTTCATAATTGTAATTTTGAGCAAACCAATTATCATTGATTGTAAGTTTAGGATAATTTTTTATTAATATCTCACATTCTCTTTTCCACCAATCAATATGTTTTGCGTAAACAAATTTGTAGTATTCTAAGTCATTAATTTCATTTACTACATAAGCAATAAAGGAAGAATTAACTGCTGAAAGTCTATCAAATGCTTTTGTTGCGGCTTTTGTAAACTCTCTTTTTTGACTTCTGTTTACCATTGATGGATATAAAATAGCATCGTTTGTCATTTCTTAATTTTTTTATACTAAGGATATACTGCTTACTCTAATGTGTATTTGTGCTTGAATGTTTTTATCTTCTCCGGTATATGTTTTTGCTTCGGGTTTTCCCTCTATATAAATTGTAGTTCCCTTTTTCATATAGTTTGCAATATTTGTTTTTTCAGTCCACCATGCACAATAAAGCCATGTTGTTTTTTGCTGCTCTACTCCTTCTGCATTTTTGTACTTTTCAGTATGTGCAGCACTAAAGTTAATTACTGACTTTCCATTTACTTGATTAACTGTTGCATCTTTTCCAAGATTTGCGATTGTTTCAATTTTTAACATTGTTTAGTTTTTTATTTATTAATGATTCGTATTCTTGAATTGCTTTAAATATTTGGTAAACGATTTGCGGTACTATTGCGTTACCGGCTGCTTTGATTGATTCGTTTCTCCACTTAGAAAAGGTAATGTTGTCCAATCGGGAGGAAATCCCATCATTTCCAATACAAATTGGGGATTGAGATGGGAACGTGTCCCAAAAATTTCGTTCATATGGCTGCCCAAATCGACTCCTTTCCAATTCTTTGTTTTCCAATGTATATTTTTGTCGCTGGCGGTCGGCGTTGGAAGTAAGCCGTTCCTCGCCATTTGTGGTAGAGATATTCCGTATCTTATCCCTGTCTTGAAACTGATACTCTTGCCGTTCGTTAACTCCCGCCCCTCGTTCGTTCCGTCCATAGTTTTTGGCGTAGGCAACAAACCAAACTCTATCCCTTCGGTGCGGAGCGTTGACGGATACAGCTGGAAGTACATACGGCCATACTTCGTACCCCGCAGCTTCCAAGTCAGCTTGCACCTCGTGGAATACCAACCCTCTTGACCAATTAACAAGGCCGAGAACGTTTTCGCCCACAACCCAACGTGGCTGAATTTCTCTAATTGCTCTAAGCATTTCCGGCCAGAGATGTCGTTCATCTTCTTTTCCTTTTCGTTTTCCGGCACTTGAATAGGGTTGACAAGGGAACCCACCTGTGAGAATGTCAATTGTTCCTCGGTGAATAGTAAAGTCTGTTTTAGTGATGTCATTACAAGAAATTGATTTTGGAAAGTGATATTTTAATACTTTTTGTCCAAACTCGTTCCATTCACAATGGAATACGTTTTCCCATCCCATCCATTCGGCTGCTAAGTCAAAGCCGCCTATTCCGCTAAATAATGAACCATGTGTCATAAAATAATTTAATTAAAAATAAGTAAAATCATTTGATTCTTCAACTATTTCTTCTTGTTGTCCAAAATTAATATTTTTATTTCTTAGCAATACTGCAATAGGGTCTATTCCATTAAATAAAAATCTTCTTGTTTTGAAAAACATTTCAAATAGTATAAAGCCCTTTTTCCCTACTATCTTTTGTCTGCGTATCTTTTTAGAGTGAAATTCACAAGAAGGGTTTTGTGGGTCTGTTTGTGCTAATCCTCGGTGGTATATTAATATGTTATCCATTTTATTGTTCCACATAGCACCATCATTCAAATCAAATACATCGGGGCATGGATAGTTTCCGCTATTAGCTTTTACCATTAATTTAGGGTGGGCTATTATCCAAAAGAAAACATTATTAGTTTGTGCAAATCTGCTGAATAAAGATAACACCCATTCTAAGTACTTATCGGTTCTTTGAAAGTTTTTGTATTCGTTAGTAAGTTGGTTGAATGGGTCTATGTCGCAACCATCAATATTTTCCTTTATTATCAATTCAAGAAAAACCTCCATTACATATTGTGGTGTAGGGCTTACATCTTTTGGATATACATAGAATATGTGTTTACATACAAGGTCATATACTCCTTCGTAAATTTCTCTTGAAGGTCTGTTTGGATTACTTGGGCTACAATCGCAACCTAATATAATCTCTACAAAATCGTGGTAGTATTCTTCGGGTGGATTATCTTCCGGTGCAAAAGAAGCAAACTTTTCTCCATGCAGTAACATTCGCATAGCTTGATACCACTTCTTAAAAGTTGACTTGCCATAATTCCCGATTCCAGATAGCAAAGTTATTTCACCTCTTTTTGGCTTAAACCTTTCATCTAATTCGGGTATGCCTACTCCATCAATCTTTGCATATCCTTCATCGTATATTTTTAATGCTTGCTCTTTTACATCAATGCCATAAACAACATCTTTCAGCTTTAATCCTTCATCAAATATTGTTTGGTCAACAGGTATTTCTTTTCTTGTTACTTTATCCACTAACACTTCTCTATCAAAAGAAGCTGAACCATAACTTGAATTGTTTGATTTATATGCTGACTTAATTGCCCTTTGTGCTTCGTTTCTTGTAAAATCAGAATTGCTTACAAACTCTGATTCAATCATACTTGTTGCGGAATGTAAGTCTATTCCGAACCTACAACAAGCAGAAGCTAATTTGAAAATAAAATTATTTCTCTCCCCTGTAACAAATGCTTCGTTCTTATTTGTTAGCCAAGTAAGTATTCTTTTGAAGATAACATCTTGCTCTGCGGTTTTTACATAAGTTGGTATTTTTTCAATCTTTTTTGTTTTGGTAAAAACACTCGCTTCCTTGTTTGTGTAAATTTCACTATCGAAAGATTCATAGCATACCCTAGATGGGTTTATTCCGCTTTTATCTATGTCTATAAATTCTTCTTGTAGTGCCTGGAAATGTTCTCGGTGTTTTTTTGGACTGGATATTTTAACAAGTGCTTTTAACCCATTACCCGAAGGAGAAACCCAACAAGCATATACAAAGGGATGGGAAATTATCTCTGTTTGCTTATCCCTTAACTCACCTACATTATCAAAGTCAAGTACAATATATCCCGAATGTTCTATAAGTTGTTCATCTGTTCTATCCTTTCCAAACTTTCCGGAAAAGCAAATGGAGGGTAAATTAAGTTTAATTTTGTTCGCTTTTTCCTTGTCTAAAGTACCCCTAATTTCCTCTACTATTTTTCTACTTTTACCCGATTTAATTCTTTCTAAAGCATCGTCAACGGAAACATAAAATGGTTCTTTTGAGAAAATGTTTTTGAAAATCGTAACCATAACTTAATATTAATAATTTATTTACTATTTATTTTAAGGCTTAAATTTCGCTTCTTTTTTGGTGGGTGGTACGTTTATACAATTTTACCATTTGAATTGAAATTTACCCCTACTTATGGGGGTATTTCGGGCTATTCTTCGGCATATTGCGTTGGAACAAAATTGTTTCTTGCGATTTCTAACTCCTTTTCAATGTTTATCGGAACGTAACCGGAGGGGGTAAAGTTCGCCCTTGCTTCCTCCAACCCTTTTTCCAAAAATTGCTTTTGGGGTGCTGCCATCGGTTTCAAAAATGGGATTGTGTTTTTAATTTTTGCTTTCCAATTTTTTATCGGTTTGTTGTGTCCATCCTTCCATCCGTTTTCCTGCCAAGTTTCAATTTTTGATTTCACCGGGTATTCAAATTTTGAAAAATCGTGTCCAAGTTTTTCAATTTCAGTTTTGGCAAAATTTAGAATTTCTGAAATTTCGGGCATTTGTATTTTTTTAACTTTACTATTTGTAAGAATACTTTCTTTTTCTATTACATTTTCATTTTCATTTTCATCTTCCATATGCTTATCCATATGAGTATCCATATGCTTAGCATATGCTTCGGTGTTTTTTTTCTTACTTTTTTCAACCAAACCGTTACTGCGTCTGCTTTCTGTGTATTTACTTCTTCTTTCTTTTTCTTTCTCTAATCTTGAATTTAAATAATATTTACCATCAAATTCAAATTTTTCTAAAACATTTGTGCAAACATTGTCAAAGCATACGCCAAGCATATGCTTAGCTTGTGCTTCTGTAAATTTACCCCTAGCAAACTGCAACATTAGTAGTTCTATGTACGCACCTTTTTCTAATAAAGTGAAGTGCATAGTTCCTAGCTGCCAATCACCCGGATAAAACAAAAAAGCAGGGTCTTTTGCCATATTTAACTTTATTTATTTGTAAAACTTTTAAGTTTTGTTCCTAAAACCTCATTAATTTTAATTAAATTCGTTTCGGAAAAGGAAGATATTCTATGAACAAGGCAGTTGTAAAGAGTGGCATAAGATATACCTGTTTTTTTAGATAACCACGACAATCTTCTTTCTTCTTCATTTAATCTTTTAAAAATCTTTTCAGCCATTTCATCCCTTTTCTTTTTAATGAGTAGCTTGTTTTGTAATTTATCCATGTTTTGATATTTGACACGAAGTAAGTATTTTCTTTTTAAATAAAAAAATAAAAAAAAGTTTTGCAAATAAAATAATTTAATTTAACTTTGGATTCTTATGTCAAATTCAACTATTGTAAAAAAGAAAAAAAGATGCGTTACCTGTTTTGGTTACGATTATATTTTTTCTAAAGGTAGGTGTAAGCATTGTGCAACAATAGAAGATACTCAAAAAAGAATTGATAAAGTACAAGACACAGATGAATCAGAAAGTATGCAAAATTTAATTGCTGATTTGGACTATGTGTTTTCGCAGTACATAAGAGTTAAACACGCAGATAAAGATGGAATTGTAACTTGCTTCACCTCTAGTAAAAAATATAATTGGCAACAAATACAATGCGGTCATTTTATATCAAGAAAAAATTTATCTACTAGGTGGTTAGAAACTAATTGCAGACCACAATCAGAACACGACAACTGCTTATTAAGTGGTAATTTAGAAGTGTTTGAAAAGAACCTAGAAGAAGAAAAAAAAGGTAGTACAGAGTATTTAAGAGAATTATCAAGAGAAATAAATAAACCTACAATAAGTGAGCTTAAAGAATTGATTATTGAATATAGGTCAAAACTAAATCAAGCAAAAAAGAAGTTTTTGCAGGGATAATCACCGAAAAGTAGGAATAAAAAACAAAGTCATGATGTTACAACTAAATCCAACAATTTCAGTAAAAACACCAAAGGGCGATGCAGAAGCGTTGATTATTATTGATTATGGTGTTAATGTAAACTCTGTATGGTTATGTAGAATGAAAGGCGGTAAGGTTTTACATTTTTATAGTGATGATATTTTGATATACGATAATCCAATGAATGGAAATGGATGGGATATTGAAGACTAAGATTATCTGAAAAAGATGTTTATTAACCCTCAAACAATAAAAATGGCAAAAAGAGAACACACGCTTGGAAGCAAGCTAGGTAAGCTGGAACTGAATGAAAACATTTCAGTTGACAACAGCTACATGACTACAATGGTAACTATTTCCAGATTGAAAAAAGATTTTAACCACAGCAACAAAAAATTTAAAGTAAAAGAAACCCAAGAAGGAGTAATTGTTACAAGAGTAAAATAATTTTATGAAAGAATATTTAGAAAGTGTTAAGTTAAGTAAAGACCCATTCAATCAACCACAACTACCCGAATGGATTAAAACAAAAAAGTCAGAAGTAACTGGAGAAGAATACCAATACAATGATATTGAACTTATTGAGGACATATTGAGTTATTTCGGAGAATGGAGATACGAAATAAATAAAACACAATTTGTTCAAGATAAGTTCGGTATCAGCGTAACAGTAGAAGTTCGTTTAACCATTTCATTGTCTAAAACATCGGATTGGGTGCCAGATTTACTATTATTTTTTGGAATAGCATCCGAATTTGCCCCAAACACCAAGTACCTTACTCTTGCTACACCAAAAGCAGCTTCAATGGCTTTTAAAAACGCAGCAAAAAAGATAGGTAGATTATTGGGAAAGGATTTAAACAGGGGAATAGAAAACAATGAATTGCCATCAGTTTTTGTTGAGAAAGAACCAAAGCAAACAACGCAGCAAAGAGTTATTTTGCAAATTGCAAACTGCAAAACTACTGATGAACTTGAATCGTACAAGCTGTTAAGTAATTCAGACGAAGTAATTAAAAAAGCATACACCGAAAAATATACTGAATTTATTAAAGAAAATTTTTAATCTATGTTTGAAAACGCAAAAATACGCTGCTCTGCATTGGGTAATTTAATGACTGAACCAAAAGCTGCTGCCGACAAGGCTAGTGGGGCATTATCAGCTACCGCAAAAACATCGCTTTTAGAAGTTTATGTTAAACATATTTATGGTAGAGAAAAAGACATTCAAACCAGGCCTATGAAAAAAGGCACATTGGTAGAAGATGATTCAATTACTACCCTATCAATGTACGATGGAGTGCTTTATCAAAAAAACGAAAAGAAATACGAAAACGAATTTATAATAGGCACACCGGATATAGTAGATGGAAAGGTTAT